CGCTCTCAGGATTAGCCGTGTCAACGAAAATATTTTTCTGAATATTAGCATTAAGCAAGTATAATAACCATAATTTACCCGCCTGAACCATTGCAAGAGCGCGTAAAAACGACTTTCCAAATACCGAAATAGTGATATTTAAACCCGCTTCAAGGTCGGCTACTATAATGGCGTAAATTTGCGCTATGGTAGGGATATTCATGGTGTAAGTGTTTTCCAAAAATGAAGTCTTATCGTTCCTTCGAATCCATATACACCGCTCCCGGAAACATCATAAATACTTATCAACATTTCATTATTGGTTTGTTTTTCAAAATCTGCAAAATACTCACCATTAACTTGATTAATACCTATATTGATAGATGATTCTAGCATAACAACATCAAACGGATCTGCAACCCCATTTATAAAGAACGTATATTGTCCAACCCCGCTCGTCTCAATATCTCCAGCCCCACCAATTCCGTTATACTCAGAAACTATTGATACATTTCCAGAATTATCCGCAGATAATTTTGCTACATAAATGCTATATGGTTGGATGATTCCGTTTGGGGTTTCAAATTTTGATGCCGTTACATTTCCTGTAGACGCCTCAACAAAGGCTGTTTGGTTTCCAAGAGAATCAAGCGTCTGCAAGCCGGACGATCTAATCAAACTAGAGGTCGTGCCTGTTCCGACAATTTTTATTTGAGTTTGGGATTCATTGCCTGTGTTTAGTACATCGTTTAGCGTAGGTGTTACAGAAACAGGGTTTTCGTATAAATCAATGATTGAGTTTTTCAATTGATTTATGTCATCGGCTACTACCGTGTTTATCCTTGGTAAACCAGAATCCCTAACGTCTACTTTGTCCTCAAATGTTGGTACCGCCATAACTTATAAATCAAATCCTAAAATAAAACCAAGCGCGATTCCCTGCCCTATAGTTGGTGTAATATCACCTGTTGAGAGTTCAGATTCTGTCGCGTCCCAAATATACACAAATTCGTTTGAGGTTACGTTATCAGGCTCTAAAATTGTAATTGAAATCCTGATTCGATCAACCAAAACAAGAGAAACGCTCACTGAAATTTCAGCGAATTTCCCCATGAATTCAAGGTCTTTTTTTACGTTTTCCTCAATTTGTATTCTTGTTAATGGCGATAATGCAGTGACGGTTAATAATTGCTCGGTTAGAGAATTGCACCAAATAGCCTTATTATCTGGATTTAGAAAATAATTCCCCCAAAAATCAAAATTTTGTCCTTGTGCAGTTTGTTCAACGGTTGGAAAGCCTACGTTACCACCAAACAAAGCAAGATACGGCATATTTTGAAAGCCATTTGTTAACTTGATGTCGTTTCCGTTGAGAATCAAATCCCCGCCGTTTCCATCTTCAATCAATAAAACATCGCCTGTCATCTTGTGGTGTTTAATTTTGGCATTAGCCCGCCCATGATTCCAGAACCTGTATTTTTTTCACCAACCGTAACCGCCCCTGTTGATGGATCGACGTTTATGTTGATAACTTGCTTGAAGCTTTCCATTGCTGCAACTGCTGCTTGTTCTGGATTTGCTGCAACCGCTGCTTTTCGTTGATCTTCCGCGACTTGATCGCCAAGAATAGCGGATCTGTTTTGTTGTTCTCTAATATCGGCTTGATTTAAAATTTGAGCACCTAATCCACCTGACCCGCCAACCGCACCCATGAATTGATTCCACATGCTGGGACCCTCGGCTTTCATTTGCATTTCCTTCTTAATCGACTCTTTCAGTAATTCGGCTCTTGCTTCTGCTTCAGCTCGCGCCATTATATTTCGGGTCAAATCTTTTTCGGCACGGCTAATATTGTCTAGCGCACCCGCTTGAAGGTTGTATTTCTTTGTAATACCTGGTTGCATTTCCTCAATTTTCGCAAGCGCACCCCTGTATTCGTCTGTTCCTGTTTTGGTGCGGCGCAAGGTGTTGAATAGGATTTGCATTTCTGCCCGCTGATCAACCGTTTTATCAAATGCCCGCTGTGTAACATCTGCGTTTACAGATGCCGCAACATTGTATTTATTCCAAGCGTCTTTTGCTGCGGTCACAACCAGCACAACGGCAGTTATTCCAGCGGCCACAAGTGCGAGTGGTCCAAGACCAACCATTGATATTAAATTAAATGCTTTCATTGCCACTTTTGCTATGACAAAGCCCTTTTGAAGCCCTCCAACAACAAAAGATACTGCTGAAATAGCCCCCGCCATAGCCGCCGCTCCAGCCACTACTTTCAAAATAGTTCCCGCTAATTGACGGTTATTTTTAATCCAATTCGCCGCGCTTTGAATCATTGGCGTGATTGCTTGAACTAATTCATTAAGCATTGGAAGTAGTGCGTTACCCAGTGTTATTGACATTGCCTTTACGTTGTTCTTTAGCTTTGCCATTTGCGCTGCTGCGGTCGCTTCTTTTTTGGCCGCTTCCGATTTTAAGGAATTGTTTTCCGCAAATGCTTTATTGGAAATTCCTTGCAGGGTGGCGAGCCTAGTCATTCCTGTAGCCATATCAATTTGATCAGAAGACAATGCGCCGACTACTTTTATTGTTTCTTGTGAGCCAATTTTTAAATCCTGGAGTTTTGCCGCTAATTTATCGGGGGCCATGCCTTTAAATGACTTGGAAAAATCGGACGCAAATTGAGTTGGGTTTTGAGCAAGCAATTCTTTTGCTGATTTTGCAGAAATCCCCATTTGTTTGGCAAATTTCGGTAGATTTTGACCAGCAACAAGGAGTAAATTAGACATTCCGCCAGCTGCAATTTGAGAGTCAATACCCATTTCCTCCATGTATGCACCAAGCGCGAGCGTATTAGTTGCTGTGTCTTTTAGCGCATCAGGTAGCGCGCCCATTCTAAGCCCGAAATCGGTAATATTTGCGGATGTTCCATTTCCAACCGCTCCAAGTTCGTTAATAGCTGATCCAGAACGTGTAATCGCTTGCGAAATGTCAAGTCCTCGCGTGTCCTTGAATAGTGTTTTCATCTTGCTAATACTTGAAACAGCTTCTTCAACACCACCACTAAAATCCGATCCAAGAGCAATACTGAATTGATTTGCTGCAGCGGTAAACTTGATCATTTCCTTTCGCGGAACACCTAATTGACCGCCAACCTCCGCGATTGTAGCAAGGTCGTCAATGCTTGTTCTGGTTTTAGTTGACATTGCAAGCAAGTCATCGCCAAAACGCCTTAATTCAACGCCCTGCATTCCCGTTGTTTTACCAACATCGGACATTTTTTCCTCAAAATCAACGGCAGATTTTGCCATTAAAACCAAAGGAGTTGCAAAAATTGCTGCTGCAACTGCTGCTTTTTTACCTACATTCAATGCAGATTGTCCCGCGTTTCTAAATTGTTCGGCTGTGGTTCTTGCAAAACGCGATGTGTTGCCCTGCATTCTAGCAAGGGTTGCGGACATTTGATCCCGCGCTCTAAACAATACTGGTACTATCGTTGGATTCATCGTTTAATCATTGATTGTTCAACTTCTTTTGCGTCATTGTGCCAAAATTTCAAACCAAAACGGTCTATTTCATCAAGAAATAGACCGTTGCAATATTCTGGTGTCCAGCCGTATGTGCGGGCGCAAGACTTTACCCATTCGTTGATTTCTGCTTGTGTTACAAGAAAAAAAACGCGATAGATTCCGCTACTGGTTTATCTGTGCTTCGGTCTAATCCAAGTGCAAAATTGAGCGGTAAATCAGTAAGTGCTAAAATTGTTTTGTTTAATTCGTCAGAAAACGCCACACCTTTAATTGCTTTGTTGTGTTTTGCAATGTCTAAATCGGTGATTCGAGCCTTGTATTTGATGGTTTTCTGAATATCTGTGCCGTGTTCATCTTTAATTGGAAAGTCTAGGATTTGCTCCCATTTCCCGTCTTCTGTCAACACTAGTTTTCCTTCGGCAACGGCTTCAACCAAATTATCAATCATTGGCTGTTGTTTTTCCCGTTTTGTTTGGGAAATCTTCTTTGAATCCAGCCAATCTGACACGGTATTAATTGCAATGGTAATATCTACTTTGCTCATTTATAGTTGTTTTTTTTGTTTGTTGTTGCGTTGTTGTTAACCGCCGATTTTTGTGAATCGACCGCCTGAAATTTTCATTGTAAAAGTTGATGCATTGGTATCTGTTTGAATGTCGCCCACTGGTTTTGCTGTCGCGCCCCATGTAGTGCCATTTGACATTGAAACAACCCAATTACCTGCCTTTGGACTTTCGGCTAATTTCACGGCATTTGTTGAATTTTCAGCAACATTCATGTCGTCAGCACAAACGATTTCAAAGAAACCTCGCTGTAGGTTCAATTGCCAAATAGGCTCACCTGATCCATCAATCATATTTGCATCATCCGCCGTTCGATAACCGCCTTGATCAAGGGTGTTGCCCTCGTTTGATTTTGGGTAAAAAACGAAGTCTCCTAAATCGGGATGCGAGCATCTAGCCTCGCGAATATCTCCACCTGTTGCCATAATTTCCTAATTAATTTGTTCCTTGATTAAACCCTGCCTCACCTGTTGTTGATGAAATACGGGCGTATGAAGTGCGTTCGTATCGGAAAAATGATTCCAAGCGATCTGGGTTTGTTGTGCTGATTCCAACAACAATTGAGTCCTGCATGAAACTGGCTCTTGCGATAAGTCCAATTGATTCTAAATCAAGTGCCAATTGGCGAATGATTTGATTCCATTGAATTGGCTTGATTACGCCCGATACACTTATAACCGCTGCATCAGTAGCGATAGTTTTTCCAACTACGTTAATTTGCTCAAGCAAATAGTATTTATATCGAATATTCCAGTCAATTGTCAAATTACGAACATATCGGAATTGCGGTGGCGTCTCTCCGTCTGGATGGTATGTCGTAACAAAATCAGCCATTCGGTAGCGTCCCGCGACCAATTCAACTGTTGAACAGCCTTTTTTCACAATCGCGTCACGGGTCAAATAATCCGACATTGAACCGATCGCCTCTGGTGTTGGCATATCTGGATAATATCGTGAAGAAATATCAAGATGAGGTGTATTTTGTGCTTGCGGAGCATATAGAGCGGCTGCATTTGCCGCTGCTTCCAATGGGTGTCCAAGTGAAAGCGGTGCTGGACAAATCACAATTGTGACTTCTTCCGAGCGAGTATCTGTAATTGATGACGGGTCTTCTGCGACCGAACCTGTAAAGGCAA